ATCCCAAGCAACGCTAAGGGTGTTTGTAGTTGTTGAATATGTAATTCCAGATCCATTACTCCAGGTGGTCCAGTCATACCCTGCTATAGAAATCGAAGGCGCATTTGGAGTAGAATAATAGTTTGCACCTTCATTTACACCAAAGGTAATAGTGGCATTGGACCCGACGTAAACATTGTTATATGTTACTCCGCCCATCTGTAAATTAAATGGAAGATTCATTCTAATTCCAGCATCGTCTGTATTTGGCAAAACATTTGTTGTTGATCCGATTGTAGCTGCAAGGGCGTTTACTGCATCTTGAGCATTATTAATTGCTACGTTTGCTTGAGTTAATTGTGTTTGAGCCTCTGTCTGTGCAGGTGTTACTGCTGCTACTGCCGTGGTTGCCGTTGCAACTGTAGCTGTGGCAGTATCTACAGATGTTTGTGCTGTTTGAATTAAAGTAGTTGCTGTCTCTGATTGTGCAACTTCTACCGCAATTGCAGTTGCTACCTGAGTAACCGTAGTTGGCGCTTCTGTCATTAAGGGAGTTGCTGTGGCTATAACTGTAGACGTTGCTGATTCAATTACAGGTACTGCTGCAGTAATTACTGCCTGTGCTGTAATTACTTCTGGTGTTTGAGTTGTAGCTGTTACTGGAATTGCAGCCACTGCCTGTGTGACAGATGCTATTGTTGATGCAACTGTTTGAACAACTGTTGTTGCTGTTTCTACGGCTGAGGATACATTTGATACTTCTGCTACCGCAGCCGTCGCTGCTGCTACCGCTGTATTTGCTGCCGCTACAGCAGTGTTAGACGCTGTTACTGATTCAACCGCAGTGGCTATAGTCACTGTTGCTGTATCCGATGCAGCTGCGGCTTGTGCAACTTCTGTCGTTGCAGTTGCGATTGCTGTATTGACCGCTTGTTGTGCTGGGCTTACAACAACTTGCTCTGAGGGGGCTGGTGGCTCATTAGCATTAGCAAAATTAGGACTAAAAAGGAAAAGCCAGCCGATTATAAAAAGGCTGGTTAAAAAATACTGTAACTTTCTAGTCAACTAGGTATCTCCTAAGTAATGCAATATCTTTGCTTACTTAATAATTATACCACTAATGTTATTTAGGATTATCTGTTTTATAGAAACCATTACCTTTAAACTGGATGCCAAACGGAGTAAAGTGTCTAGTCATTTCAGACTCACATTCAACACATGTATATCCTGGATCCTCATCTTTAATTGATCTATGTACTGACATTGTTGCATGTGCATCATCATATGAGCATTTATATTCGTATACTGGCATCACAGTACCCCTTGAACTGATTTTGTCATTTTATGCAATCTGTAAAGCTGATCATCCCATATGCTATCTGAAATAAGTATGTCGGTTATCCCCAAAAGACTAAGTTTTTTTAGTTTTTCTATGACAGCCTCTTCTGTACCATATACCATAGAGTTACGCATCATATAATTCTTTTCTTGATTGGCCACCGCTTTTGCTTCTTCATTGGTGTCACGTATAATAACTATGGTTGAGGCCATTTTTCGTTTTGTATTTACAGTAAAACCCTCTTTGTAGGTTGATAACATTGCCAGGTGCATGTCAGCATACTTTTCTGAGTTTTCAATTGTTTTCTCTGAAGTTCCACTAATAACAATGTCTGGCTTTTTTATTAGCATTGGATGCTTTAAAAATTTTTCTATCCACTCTGTTGTGTACAAAACTCTTTGATCCTTAGTTTCCATTTGATTAGATATATATACCATATTATTTACACTATCTTCATCTTCTTTCATGTCTCCCGCTGCTACGTTTAGCATTACCCTATTTTTATCTATCTCGTGAAAAGAGTGCATCATCATGGCGCAAAGCTCAGGGCTAACCGCATATGTTCTAATTGCAAACATATATTTAAATGAATGTTTTGGATCCATAATATGTGCAACCTTGATCATATAGTCTGGCAAAAGAGAATGATAGACAAGCAAAATGGATTTATATCCTGCTTCATTTACGGTATTGGAAAGCCGTTTAAGTGAAATTAAATCACTATCATCTCTAACTGACATCCAATGCAGATCCATTTTTCCCTAACTAATAATAAAGAGCAGTTTGGGGACATACTCAGGTCCATCCTGCGGGTAACGGCCCGCTATCTGCGACTCCCCAGTTACGGGGTGCAGATTTCTATTATACCTTACTTGATTTTAATTGCTTTAGGCTTTTTTTCTTCTGGAACAATGCGATCAACATTAATATGTAGCATGCCGTCCTTTAGCTCTGCACCAGATACTTCCATGTATTCACCTAGAGCAAAAGATCTGACGAACTTTCTACCAGCAATACCCTTGTGAACAATTTCTGCATCTGTAACCTCTACAATTTCACCCTTAATAATAAGCGTTCCATCTTCTACTGAAACACTAACATCTTCCTTGGCAAACCCTGCAATAGCAAGCGATAGCCTATATGTGTCTTCATCTAATTTAAGAAGATCATATGGAGGATATGATTGAGAGTTGATTTTGTGTGCACTATTTAGACGGGCTAGGTCCCTATTAAAGCCAATAAAAAAAGGATCATTAAATAGATCCATTGCGAATTGTGTTACCATGTTATTCCCCTTTCAAGCGAATAATTTAATATAGACCCTCTATTGAGCGATCTATATATAATTATATCAAAATATTTTTAGATTGTCTACTGGTACCCCTGGCAGGAATCGAACCTGCGGCCAACAGATTAGAAGTCTGTTGCTCTTCCGCTGAGCTACAAGGGTATGGCTGGGGATGCAGGCATCGATCCTGCGACATTCGAATTAACAGTTCGACGCTCTACCATCTGAGCTAATCCCCATCGTTGTGACTTAACCCAATTTCTTTTAACAAGGACTCCGCTTCGGGAGTATAGGAAATGGTGGCTTCTAAATTTTCATTATATTCTACATTTATTAAATTCTTATTAAAAAGATCAAGCAGTGCTTTGTCTATAAATTTTACATGAGCTTCCCACAAATCAGGTGCTAAATATTTTGCCTTTTCTGTAACAGTAAATAAAATTTCTCCATCTTTGTCTACGCCGCTAATATCTACTGCGCCTATTTCAATATAGTAATCTAGATCTTCGTGCTCCATTTTTCCCCCTTCTGTGCAACAAGTAGGACTTGAACCTACGATTACCGAATTATGAGTTCGGGGCTTTAACCAACTAAGCTATTGTTGCCCGTTAGTATATTATATCCATAATGCGCCTGCCAGTCAATAGCGTCTTGTTGATCATTTAACAATGGCTGACCCTTTATATTTAAACTTGTATTTAAAAGCACTGGACATCCTGTGTCCCAATACCATTTTCTTAAAAGCATGTGAAGATCTGGATGCTGATCTCTATTAATTGTTTGTACTCTAGAGGTTCCGTCTTCGTGAACAACTGCTGGTATTTTTTCTGGGTACTTACATTTAACCGTATACTGCATGTAAGGAGATGTAAAATCCATATCAAACCATTCTCTTGCAAATTCCTCTAGAACTACTGGAGCAAAAGGTCTAAATTGTTCTCTTTGTTTAATTGTATTTACTTTATCTTTAATGTCTGGGTCTCTAGGGTCAGCCAAAATACTTCTATTACCAAGTGCTCTTGGTCCGTACTCTGCTCTTCCAACTGCAACTGCTGCTATTTTATTTGTTTTTAGTTGTGCAAGTATCTCGTTAACAGGATACGTTCCTCCCATATCATAGCCTAAATATGGAGTCTTCCAATCTAAATGCTTTCCATATAATGCTGCGGCGGCACCTAAAGAACTTCCAGCATCCCCTGGGTTTGGCATAATCCAAACGTCTTTAAATATTTTCCAAAGCAGAGTGTTGGCTGATGAATTTAATGCACAGCCTCCCATAAACACCAAGTTGTCCTTGCCAGTAATTAATTTAGCCATACGCATAAAATCGTTAAGTCTTTGCTCATAAACTATTTGAGCTGCTGCTGCTATGTCAAATTTATCTTCTTCTGAAACCCAGCCCCAGTCCGTAATGCCGTTATGAAAATTGTATTTTTGATTATTATATGAAGGAAAATAATCGTTAACTTTTTTATAGTATTTGGTCCAGTCCCCATATGCCGCCATACCCATCATAATATATTCCTCTTGGTTTGGCATTAATCCTATTAGTTGAGTAAAGGCTGAATAAAATAATCCAAAGCTCACTGGGTAACTATGTTTATACTTTAACTTAATTTTTTCGCCTTTGCCCGTCCAAATTGTAGAAGTGTTATATTCTCCCATAGAGTCTAAAACTACAATAACTGCATCTGTAAACTTGCTAGTATAATATCCAGCACACGCATGTGAGTAGTGGTGGCTAAAAGACTTTCTTGGCACACCTGGCAAATCAAACCTTGGTCTCCAGTCTCCTGCACCGCCCTTTAGAAATAGCCTGGAGGCCTTTAGAAGCGGTTTTTCGTAGTAGGCTATACGATCTGGTACCCCATACGACAAAGCGTCCTTAACTAAACTATCATTAATATACCAATCATTTTTTTGCTTACTGTATCTTTCTGAATGGCCCGCAAAGAGTATCTCTCCATCTTTAATTAAAGACAATGAGGCATCATGAGAGGTTTCATTAACTCCTAAAATAATCATTTTACTACCCCGTCCCATCTATTTTTCATTTCAGATAAAACTTTTTCTGCTACGTGTGCGTTCCTGTGGGAACCCCAGTGAGGGGTACTGGTTGCAACTCTCCCAATATCTTTTGCATGATCAAAAAAGATTTTATCCTCCGACTCTAAATCTTTGTGACAACCTGAGCTATCTAAAATATCTTTTCTCTCTTTATCTAGGCGCCAATTCCAAATTGGTATATGGAAATAGCTTTGATGATCTTTATTATTTTTTTGTAAATCTGCAACAAAATCCATTACACTATATGAGTTGCTCCAGCAGGACCACATAAATTTAATACCTGCATTGTCACAATATTGTTCGAGCATTAAAAGCATTTGCATATTTATAAAATATGCTGACTGTGGGTTCATGACATCTTCTATTGCGTATGGGGCTTTTGCGTATATAGGGGTAAAGACATCAACAGTAGCAATCTGTAATGGAGAAAAATCGATATCTTCCGTTTCTGTTTTTTTAAACTTTTTATAATATTCTGCCCAGTCCCACTTATTAAGCGTGTTGGGGTCTGGAATAAATTCAATCCTTTCAAATGGTGGTAGCATACAATAAATGTATTTTGGGTTTCCAAATTCTTTTATGTAAGCAAATGTTGAGCGAACAACTGAGCCTACTGAGTTACCCTCATAAGCAATATTATGGACTGTTCCCAAAAAGTTATCTTCTACAATGTCCGAAAACCTATATTGTTTTGGCAAAGAGTTCCCCCATGTTTGAGAGCATCCGTTTATCAATAAGTCTGCGGCTTCAAAAAAATCTTTGTCTCTGAATCCATAGTTATTTAAATAGTAATGAATATCATCTTTATTCCATTCCTTAAGCAACTTGCTGAGTGTTGGAGCTCTATTTACATAAATTTGATTTTCTAATTTGTTTGAATAAATAGCTTCGGCTGTTCTTTTGCCATCTTTTATATCCCAATCGATATATTTTTTGCCGCCTTGATTATCCATTTAAAGTCTCCTCATAAAATTTTTCTGCGATATGAATGCT